TCATGTACTAAGTCTTCTTGTTTATGTTTACCATCTGTAAGTTGTCTTGTCAATGTAGCTAACTTTTTATTCTCTTTGCTAACATCTTTCCTATCACTACTAAGTGATATATTTTCTTCATTAAGTTTTGTTATATAACTATTCAACGCAGTTATGTTTGCACTCTCTTTAGAATGTTCTGTTTGTTTACTGTTTATAAGATCTGTAAGGTTTAATGCGTTCGCTACCTTTTCGTTTACTTCTTGATACTTCTTACCAAGATCTTCTAAGCCTTGTTGTATTTGTTTTATCTTAACTTCTTTTTTACTAACATTCTCTTCTTTTAGTTGCTTACTTATAGACTGATGACAAGTTGGACATTCATCATGCTTTTCATAAAACTCTATATCTTTTTTTAACTGCTTTACTTTAGCTTCCATATTTTCTTCCATAGCAGTTATACCACCAAGTTTACTTTGCAATGAGTTTTTATCTTTTATCTTTTCTCTTAACTCTTTAACTTGTTCTTCTAATGTTTCAGTTTTCTGTCTTGATCTAAGAATAGTTGCTTGTGTCTTTTCTATCTCTTCTTTATTCTTATCAATCTTCTCATTATTAGTTTGTTTAACTTCATCTATGAACTGTCTTTGTACTTGTATCTTTTCTTTAATAAGATTAATCTGATACTTGAGTTCAGTTATTCTTGTTTTATTATCTGTAACCTTATCTTTCAATATAAGATTCATTGACGAGAAGATTTTTATGTCTAATAAGTCTTCAATGATCTCTCTTCTTTGTGGTCCACTAAGTTGCATGAACGGAATAAAACTACTTGATCCAAGTATAACTATTTGTGTAAATGACTTGAAGTTTAGTTTTAGAATATTAGTTTCTAAATGTTCTTGATAATCTTTACTATCACCAGTTTGGTTTATCATCTCACCATTAACATATATCTCAAATGGTTGTGATCCCCAAGTCTTTATACTTCTATGAACTTTGTAACTATTCTTACCAACACTGAACTCTACTTCAATACTTGTACCTTTTGTATTGACACTGTTAACTAATTGTTTCTTTGTTACTCTTCTAAATGGTCTACTAAACAAAACATAACATAAGGCATCTAAGATAGTACTCTTACCGGATCCATTCTCTCCAACGATCAAAGTATTTGGTGATCTCTTGAGATTAACTTCAGTCCATACGTTCCCATATGAAAGTAAATTCTTCCATCTTATCTTTTCAAATATTATCAAACTCTACCTATACGTCAATGTGCAACGCTTCATTATACAATGTACCCATGAGAGAAGTCAACTTCTTTTTGTCTACATCAGTATCAATCTTATCAATATACTTTGTTAAGATCGTCATTGTATCTTCAGCTTCATCAATTAAATCTTCTTCGCTAGTCTGATCCATATGTTTATGGTCATCTACTAATGATATATTCTCTGGATTTGATTTGTATAGTTTATCTAAGAAAACATCAAACCAATATGGATTCTCTTTATGTATAGTTACAACCTTTACATATGAACCTTTGAATGAGTCAAAGTCATAATCTGTAAGTTGTTCTAATGTTTTATCTTTATCATTATAAAATATTTTATGAAACATCTTGTATGGATTAACTATTCTTTCTAACTCTCTTGTTTCTAAATCAAGTATATGAAAACCTTTTGGATCATTATAATCACTCCAAGTTATTTCATATTGTGTTCCTAAGTAATGTATATTGTCTTGATTAGATTTTGTATGATAATGTCCTGATAACACTAACTCAAAGTTTTTAAGTATCTCTTTTTGTAATCCATGATCGCTTATCATTTGTTTGTTCATATGGAAACCTTGTATCTCAAGATGACCCATAGCTATTTGAGCTCTTGTACTTTTTATATGTTGTAAAGATGCTGTATAATTAGATGAATTGATCCAAGGTAGTAAACAAATATTAGTACCACCTATGTTTATATCTGTAGGCTCACTATAAAACTTTGGATATGACTCTCCTTCGTCAACTCCAAACAGTTCTTGTAAGGCATTTATTTTATTAGTATTTCTATAAGGTACATCATGGTTTCCAATAATAACATGGAAGTCTATTCCCATTCTTTTTAGTTTGAAGATAAGATCAGTCTTAAAGCGATTGAGAATAGTGTAATTGATAAACTTGCGCCTATCAACGATATCTCCCAAATGGATGACCGTCTTGATATTGTGTTTTTCAAGATAGGGAAAGAAAATATTATCATAAAACTTAAAAAAATACTCAAGAAAAGCGTGACTATCATTTCGTGCTCCAAAGTGTGTATCGTTAAGTAGTGCGACTCGCATAAACAGATTGTACCTTATTCTTTGTTTGGAGTCAACATCATATCTATAGTTTTTTCTAGTCTTTCTATTTGATCATCTGATAACATAGATATCTTATCGAATATATCTTTTTTCTTAAATGTAGCTAATCCCATTCTACCCTTCTCAGATCCAATCCAAGTCTTATATTCTTTATTTTTTCTTTTTATTCTTTTAGACTCACATATTACACAACTATAGTTAGTTGTAAATCTTAATGTATTTCCACAGTTCTTACAAGGTGCTCCATTATAATGTATCTGACCATTATGGTACGCATCATATCTTGCTCCTCTACCTTGTCTAGCCATTATCCTGTACTAAGAAAAAAATTAAACATATCTTTTTCTTCTAAGTACTTTCTGTTATCAACATGCTGTTGTTTAATTTCTTCTTTACTCTTACCACTATATTCGACACCTATTTTATGTCTTATCATAAACTCGTTAATGGTTGTTTGTCTATCTTGTTCAGAATCATGTATAATAAATTCACCAAGTACTCTACCATACTTTCCAACTTTATCTTTATGAGTTCTAAGTACTTGTTTGGATCCAACTGGAAGATAATGTTCGACTACATCTTTAGCAAACAATCCAGCTTTCTTTTCTTCTAAATCTCTTGTTCTTGATTCAGGTGTATCTATACCATATAGTCTTACACGCTCATTATGTATCCACATATCGAAACCCAAGTCAATATCCACATCAACAGTATCACCGTCAACAACTCGTCTGATTGTACAATTGTATTCGTGCATTCTTCCTCCTTTATTACAATGCCTCGTTCATAACAAACTTTACTTTTTTTGATATTCTTTTGGTACTTTGCCATATCCAACGACTCTATCCCATTCTCTTTGTGTATAACCTTTTTTATCTACTTTCATTCTATTACAACCTCTTTTTCTGTATATGATTTTTTCTTTTTATATTCATCAGGAATAGGCATCCATGTAATACCCATAGCTTCCCATTCCTCTTCTGTATATCCTCTTTCTTTATCAAGTATCAATGCCCAACCTTTTGTCCAACCAGGAGACTTCATATGATGATTAGAAGTCATAGCATCTACCTTTGTGTTCCCAATCGCCATACCTTGTTGGTTCTGGTCCATCAGTTCCACCTACTTCTTTTGGTCTTTTCTTTCCAAATATAGCATCATATCCTTTTCTATATTTGTCATTAACAGGTCTGCTCTTTCCATCCCATTTAGTCATTCTTTCTCCTTTAAAATATTACCATAGTTTGGCCAACCATACTTTTCACTATCCTCACCAAAATATCTCCAACGTATAACTCCAGTCTGAGGATTCCTTTCATAAATTTTTTGTTTCATTATGCTTTCCTTTTCTTTATTTTTCTTCTTTTATTAGTTTCAAAATCAGTTATAAACTCATTCATATATTGTTGAGTCCATTCACTAACTTTTATTTCATCCTTAAAGTTTTTTGTGTTATCATGTTCTTGAGTAGCTGCAGTTGTATCAAACAAATTAGTTTGTTCTGTCATCTTAAACTTAACGAACAAGTGTTTCTTTTCTTTTTGGATTCTTCTTAAAAATGCATAATATATTATTTGAGTAAAATATGCAAAAGGATTATTACTTTTTTCTGGATTAAAATTATCTATGTATTGTAAACAGTTTTCAATTCCGTCACTTATCATTTCTTCTTTGAATGTATAGTTTACAAAGTTTGGTTTTCTTGCTAAATGTGTAGCAATCTTCATAATACATTCACCAACATAAGTTGGTACTATAGGCCTATCATTTTCTTTTTCTTGTGCTTGTTGAACACTCGCCTTATACTCAATCATTGCAGCTAAGAAGTCTTTGTTATTAACATATTCTTGTTTAGCTTTTCTTCCCATTTTTTTCCTTTTTCTGTTGACTTTTTCTATTTCCAATGTATAATAGCTGATGTAGCTGGCGGAAAGGACTGAATATATTAATGATATGTAATCTTTTTGTCGGGGTCATTTAATTCATCCATTATCTCATCTAACTTAGCTTTCTCATCTACAGAAGTCATTTTATCTATTAATCTTTGAAGTTGCTCAGTAGCACCTTCGGGTTCTTCTGGATCCTCCATACCTGTTATAGCATTTGCAGCTGCCTCTACTTTGGTCTTTGGTTTATAATTTTTAATCTTATCATTAGTCTTCTTATAATATTCTAAAACTGTTGGGTGTGTATTACAAACTGTAACAACGTGCTTTTTATTAACAGGTATTCTATCTCCAAAGTTCCATGGTACCCATTTAACAAAAGCCATACCCATATGAGTTGCATTTGTCATAGTTACAAGTTTTTGTGGATTCTTAATTATAATCTCTGAAGTTTTTAAACTTATAACATCAACGTCACCAACAACATCATCACCGTTAGATAATTTTATTAACTTCGTACTGTATCTATATCGTGGTTGAGGTTGGTTCAT